AAACGAATAACCAAGATTGAATACCTCTTGTATGGTGTAATGTTGTGTGTTCTTCTAGGCCCCGGACAAGCAGCAGAGTTCTTCAAAAAACTTGTAGGAGTATGACATTGATCCATTCACGTTGGCCTTCACTGCTCTGGCAGCAATTAAACAAGGGGTTGCTTTTTATAAAGATGCAAAAGCAGCGGGTAATGATGTTACTAAAATAGCAAGAGAAATATCTAGTTGTATAGCAAATTTCTTTAGTGCACAAGAACAAGTTAAACAAGTAATTGAAGAAGAGAAGAAGAAGCCTGTAAAGAGTTTAAAGGCACAAGCTCTAGATAACATATTAAACCAAATAGAGCTAGAGAGACAGGCAGTAGAACTTAGAGAGTTTCTAATCTACCATGTAGACCCAGAACTAGGGGCAGTGTGGAGTAGGTTTGAAGAGGAATATGCAAGACTACAAGACGAACAAGAACAGGAAAGGCTAATAGCAGAATACAAAGCAAGGGAGGCAGCATGGCAACGAAGACAGTTAATAAGCTCCCTGCAAGACAAAGCTCTACAGATAGGAGCAGTGGCTCTGATTACTATATACCTCCTCCTCCTGTTCTGGTTAATAACAATAGACAGGAAACTTCGATGGGGTTTTTAATAGGTCTAATTGCTCTAGTCTTTGCGTTTGTACTTATTCTTCCTGTGTTAGGTTTTATGTTATTTGATATTAACGCTGCTAAACAAGAAGTACGATATGAAGTACAGAAGGTAGAGCAGCTTCGTAAACAAATTGAGAAAGAGAAAAAATGATTCCAATCTTAGGAGCCTTGCTAGGAACACTAGCTGAGAATGGCCTTGGTCTTCTGTCCTCTGCCATTCAAGCCAAGGGCAAGGAAGTTGTAGAGAAGACACTGGGTGTCAAGATTGCTGACAATCCAACACCAGCAGATGTAGCAGCCTTACGCCAGCTTCAGTATGACCACGAAGAGCGTCTCTTAGAGCTTGGCATTGAGAAGGCCAAGATGGAACTGGCTGAACTTGAGTTGTTTGCTAAGGCAGCACAGAGCGAAGAAGACAACATCTCCTCTCGCTGGAATGCAGACATGAGCAGTGACTCTTGGCTGTCCAAGAACATACGCCCTATGTCCCTCATAGCCATCTTTACAGGTTACTTTGTGTTTGCTATGATGAGTGCTTATGGGTACAATGCTAACGAGAGCTACGTAACCCTGCTAGGAAATTGGGGAATGCTTATTATGGGAGCCTACTTTGGTGGTAGGACAGTAGAGAAACTAGCTGACTTAAGGAGTAAGAAATGAGCCTATCAGACCATCAAGCAGCTTTCCTGTTAGACATGTGTAAGCTCATTCAATATGCCACAGAGCAAGGCTTCAAGGTGACAGGCGGGGAGCTTGCACGTACACCAGAACAACAGGCCATCTATTTCAAGACAGGCCGTAGCAAGACAATGAACTCCATCCACTTGAAGCGATGTGCAATGGACTTGAACTTCTTTAAGGATGGAAAAATTTGCTGGAACAAAGAAACCCTTGCACCACTAGGGGCTTATTGGGAAAGCCTCCATGTTAAGAATAGATGGGGAGGCAACTTTAAGTCTCTCGTAGATTGTCCACACTTTGAGCGTAATGTATAATGAAAACAAAGTCTACAGTTAATAGTGCTGGTGTCTATACCAAACCAACAATGCGTAAGACATTGTTTAACAAGATTAAGGCTGGCTCATCAGGTGGTGATCCGGGTGAATGGAGTGCTCGTAAGGCACAACTACTGGCTAAACAATATAAAGCAAAAGGTGGAGGATACAAATCATGAGCAAAAGCCAAACACATTACTTGCCAGATGGTAAGATATACAAGGGCGAGACACATAAGTCTGGCAGTGTTTTGATGACAGGTAAGCAGCACACAGCCACAAGCAAGAAACTAACACATACACCTCCAAAGAAAAAGAAATGAAGAAGCCACAGGAATCTCTGAAAGAGTGGACAAAGCAAAAGTGGACAACTAGTGATGGTAGTCCTTCAAAGGGAAAGAAGCGTTATCTACCAGAAGCGGCATGGAAAGCTCTCAGTCCTGCTGAGAAAGCTGCCACTAACAAGGCCAAAGCTGCTGGTAACGCCAAAGGCAAACAGTTCGTAGCTCAACCCAAAAAGATTGCTGACAAAGCATCTAAATATAGATAAGGAAATATATGAAAGACTCAATGAAACAAACATCTAAGATGGGTAAAATGATGGGTGGCTACACTGCCTCTCCCATGTATAGCACCAAGGCTCCCAAGAAGGCCAAGCCAATGCCCATGAGAGGCCAGAGAACAGCCACTAACAAGGCTAAAAAGAAATGAAGGATAGTAGACTAGCCAAGGTGGGCGTAAGCGGCTATAACAAGCCTAAAGCAACCCCTAGTCACCCCACCAAAAGCCACGTTGTTGTAGCCAAGGAGGGTGATCAGGTCAAGACCATCCGCTTTGGACAACAAGGGGTGTCAGGGAGTCCCAAGAAAGACAACGAATCTGAGAGCTATAAGAACCGAAGAGAGAGCTTTAAAGCCAGACATGCTTCTAACATAGCTAAAGGTAAGATGTCTGCTGCTTATTGGGCTGATAAAGTTAAGTGGTAGCCCCTTGACAAATATAACAAACCATGTTATAATATATACATATAAGGAAATAGTATGACATATTTAGAAATAGTCAATAGTGTACTACGGAGACTTAGGGAGAGAGAAGTTCTTTCTGTCTCTGAAAGTTCCTATAGTAAACTCATTGGCGACTTTGTAAATGATGCTCGCAATGAAGTGGAGACAGCTTGGGGCTGGTCTGCTCTCAGAACAACCTTAACCCTTACAACAACTGCCAGTGTGTTCAACTATGAGTTGAATGGTAGTCAGAACAACTTCACTGTGCTTGATGTCATCAATGACACAGATGATCAGTTTATGGAGTATCGTCCCGGTGCTTGGTTTGATAATGCCTATCTAAATCAGGGGCCTGTTACAGGCTCTCCTACCTATTACAACTTCAACGGTGTTGCTAATGATGGTGATACACAGGTTGACATTTACCCCATTCCTGATGGTGTGTACACAGTTCGCTTCAATGTTATCTTACGTAATGTAAATATGACAGGGGATGGTGATGATCTCTATGTTCCTTCACGTCCTGTTATCCTTCTAGCCACTGCCAAGGCCATTGAAGAACGTGGTGAGGATGGTGGTAATGCCAGCATGAATGCATACGCTGCTGGTCGTTCTAGCTTGGCTGATGAGATTGCCCTTGATGCTGCTCGTAGGCCTGATGAAACTATCTGGTATCCAGTATGAAACAACTCTCTAGTGCTGCTGTTGCTGCTCCCGGTTTCTTTGGGCTTAACACCCAAGAGAGTGGAGCAATGCTGTCAGATGGCTTTGCACTTGTAGCTTCTAATTGTGTCATTGATAAGTATGGACGTTTAGGTGCACGTAAGGGTTGGGTACAGAAGACTACAACAACTGCTGGACTTAGTGGTGCAAACATCTTTAGCCTCTTTGAATACTTGAATGCTGATGGCACATTTGATTACATCAGTGCTGGTAATAATAAAATCTGGAGAGGTGGCATTGGTGCTACGCTCACAAACATGACACCAACAATGACCATTACAGACAACCATTGGCAGATGGCTTCTTTAAATGACCATTGCTTGATGACACAGAAGAGCCATGAGCCTGTGTTATTCACAAGAGACACAGGAAGTCCTGTATGTGAACGGCTTGTATCACACTCAGTTCCCGGTGTAGATTTCACTGCTCCTGTGTTTGGTACTGGTACAGCTAATGGCCCTAATGCTTGCTTGGCTGCTTATGGACGCTTCTGGGTGGCAGGAAGTACAGCTTTCCCAACTACAGTGTTCTGGTCTACAGACATTGCTGATACTCATTTTCCTACATTTAATACTGGTGGCTCACGTACCTCTGGTAGTATTAACATAGCTTCTAAGCTTCCTAATAACACAGATGAAATTGTAGCTCTTGCTGCACACAATGGTTTCCTCATTATCTTCTGTAAACAAAACATTGTCATTCTAAGTGGTGCTGAGACACCAGCTACAGCAATGACCATCTCTGATGTAATTCCCGGCATTGGCTGCATTGCTAGAGACAGCGTTCAGAAGACAGGTAATGACTTGTTGTTCTTGAGTGCTTCTGGTGTGCGTAGCCTTGGACGTACCATTCAAGAGAAGAGTATGCCCATGCGTGACATCTCTAAGAATGTACGTGATGACTTGTTTGATAATATAGCAAACACAGAAGCTAAGCTTATTAAGAGTTGTTATTCAGAGAAGTATGGCTTCTATCTATTAAGCTTCCCTTCAACAGCCTCTCCTCTTGTCTATTGTTTTGATTTGAAACAAGCCCTACCAGATGGGGCAGCTAGAGTTACTACATGGAATGCCTATCCTGCTTATTCTTTCTCTGCTAACAGGGATGGTACTTTGTACATAGGAAAGCCAGCAGGAATTGGTGAATACTTTGGCTACCAAGATAATGGTAGTGGTTACACCTTCATCTATTATACCAACTACTTTGACTTTGGACAACCAACAATTAATAAGATTGCTAAGAAGATAGGCTTTGTTCTTATTGGTGGTGGTGGTCAACGCTTTGTTGCTAAGCTTGGGTTTGATTATTCAAATCAATACAGTAGCTATCCTGTTATTATGGATACAGGCGCATACGCTGAGTACAATATAGCAGAGTATAACATAGCAGAATACTCCTCTGGCATTGTCATTGATGATGCTTATGTTTCTGTTGGTGGGCAAGGAAAGATTATTCAAATGGGCTTTGAGGCTCAAGTGTCTGGCTCTCCTCTAAGTGTACAGAAGATGGACATCTTTATTAAACAAGGAAAGATTTACTAATGAGTGACTACACCAAACTAACAGCATATGATACGAAGGATAGTTTAACAACTGGTGATCCTTTGAAGCGTATTAAAGGCACTGAACTTGATGACGAGTTTGATGCCATCTCTACAGCCATTGCAACTAAAGCAAACCTTGCAAGTCCAGCCCTCACTGGTACACCAACAGCTCCTACTGCTTCTGTTGGAACAAACACAACTCAAGTAGCTTCCACTGCCTTTGTACAGGCAGCATTGGCTGCTACATTGTATCCAGTTGGCTCCATCTATATTAATGCTACAAGTGCTATAAACCCTGCAACCTTGTTAGGTTTTGGCACATGGACAGCCTTTGGTGCTGGTCGTGTCATGGTTGGCTTTAACTCAGCCAATGCGTTGTTTGACACTGCTGAAGAAACTGGTGGTAGTGCAGATGCAATTGTTGTTAGCCACACCCATACAGCAACAGTCACAGACCCCGGACACACTCACCAATATACCAGCTATGGCAGTCAAGCTCCACAATCAGGTAGCGCAACAAACTGTTTAACACAACCTACAACTCGCACAACCGACAGTGCATTAACTAATATCACTGTTTCAAACAGCACCACTGGTTCAAGTGGAACCAATGCCAACTATCAACCATACATCACTGTCTATATGTGGAAACGGACTGCGTAATGTCTTTTAAATCTATAACAAATGAACAGAGCAATCTGTATATCTTTACAACAGGAGAATTGATATGATTCCTGCACTGATTGCTGGTGGAGCAACCCTGCTTAGTGGCTATCTGGGTGCTAAGGCTACTAAAGATTCAGCCAATACTTCATTACAAGCTGGACGAGAAGCCAATGCAGCCAACCTTGAAGCAGCACGTATAGCTGCTGAGGCAGCGAAATTTAAACCATACAGTATTACATCTGGCTTTGGTCGGGGCTTCTTTGATACAGAGAAGGGCACTGCTGGCTACGAGATTGATCCTCGTTTAGCTTCCTTTAGAGACACCCTCTATGGACAAGCTGAGCAGACAATGGGAGGCATTGGTACTCCTGAAGAAGTAGCTCAGCAATATTACCAACAGCAGATGGGCTTGCTTGCTCCTCAAAGGACACAAGAAGACATCATGGCACGTGAGCGTAGCCTACAAACAGGACGTATAGGCCTTGGTGTTTCTGCTGGCTATGGTGGTGCAGGAGATGTCTCTGGTATGTTGAACCCAGATGACTTTGCACGTATGCGAGCACGTGAGCTTTCTAATGCACAGATTGCTAATGAGAGTACAACGTATGGACAAAATCTAATTGATAAACTTATTGCTCGTGGAACAGGTTTGTTCACTGCTGGCGCTGGTGTTGAACAACTTGGTATGTCGCCAATGACTATGGGTGCTGACATTGGTAATAAGGCTTCTATTTCTCAAGGCCAACAAGCTAATGCTTTGTTGCAGGGAGGCATGGCTGGCTCTAGAGCTATGTTAGACGCAGGAACCAATGCTGCACAATATAATCTTGCTGGTAACTTAGCACTAGCAGGAGGCATCCAGCAAGCTGGTAAAACCATTGGTGGTATGTTTACACAACAACCACAACAGCCAGTATCCACTCCCTTTTCAGATTATTGGAACTATGGAGGTTCTTCTTCAGACCCAACTCAACCAAATAATCCAATGTCTGGCATACGTTTTAGATAAGGAATAAAGATGGCAACAACAGTTGAAGGACTATTTAATTTACCAACAGCAGCACAGGCTGGTCAGCAATACCTTGAAGGTATGATGTCCTCTCCTGCCCAACTGAACCAGCTTAGCTTGTTACAACAGGCAGTGGCAATGGGACGTGATGCTGGTGCTGGTGTAGGCTATGTTGGTGGACGTTTGTTAGGTGGTAAAGCTCCTGATGAGATTCGCATTGAGGGTGTGAACCAAGCAATGGCAGAAGCTACTAGAATTGGTGGCACAGATGCAGAGATATATGCCAATCTAGCTAAGGGCTTGGCTGCTCGTGGGCTTACACAAGATGCTATGGCTGCAACAGAACGTGCTCGTACTGCTAAGCGTGATGAGCAAGCAATGACATTGGCAGCAAGCCAAGAAGCTCGTGCTGTTAAGGGTGAAGATCGTGCTGTCTCTGCTGAGCAACGTGCTCTGTTAGAAGAGGAACGTAGAGTACTTGCTGCTAGACAAGCATCAGAAGAATATACACAACGCATGAAAATATATCCTCTTGAGATTCAAGCGAAAGACTTGGCTCTCAGGAAAGCTGAGCAAGACCTTAATGGTGCTATGGGTGAGGCTACTATGGCTCAAGAAGCTTTGACCAAGGGAGTAAATCCAAAGACTGGTCAGCCATTAACAGCGGAAGAGGAAAGAGCTTTAAGAGCACGCCTTGCACAGGCACTTCTGGCAATCAATGCTGAGGCTACTAGAATTACTCAAGAGAGAGCAGAGCATGAGCTTAAGATGAAGAAGTATGAAGCAGATATTAATCAAAGCAATGCAGCAGCAGCAGCGTCTAAGACAGCTAGTGGCATGGGCGCATTTAAACAGAAGGCTACTATTCAAGTTCCCGGATTTACTCCAATGGACAAGCCTACAACCTACGAGGTTGGTACAATGAATGGTTATGGACAGGTGAGAGGGAAGGATGGTAATCTGTATAACAACGTAAATGAAGCCGCACGTGCACAAGGCATTGGTGGTGCTGCCGAAGCCCCTGCTGCTTCTCCTGCTTCTCCTGCTGCTACTCCTGCTGCTAAACCTACTAAGAAATCTGATCCAAAGTCTTTCTTTAGAAGCTCAGAGCCCGGAGCTTATACAGACCCAATGGGAAATTAAATGGCAGACTATTATGCCTTAGAAGATGCTCTTGCTGCTGGTCTTACTCCAGCAGAAATTGTTCCTGCCTTAGCAGATAGGAACAACTATGACTATCAGGCTGCTCGTCAAGCAGGAGTTACTGATGATCAAATTATTGCTACCCTGATGGGAGAAACTTCTTTTACAGCAGCCATGAAGCGTTTCATCAATGCTGGTGGCAGCAGTATTAAAGGGGCAGTAGACCTCTTCGGTGGCCTTGATAAAGAGAGAGCTTTAGCAGAACGAACAGCAGCACAGA